GGCTTCGCCTCGTCATGTTTCCGCTAGATCTTGGGGTCCGCGGGTGAGTTACCGGTTACCACCATCGGGATCCTCCAGCTTCGCCCGACGCGCCGTCCGTAGAGTAGCCCAGAACGCAGCAGCCGATAGACGGTCCGCTCACAAAGCCGCAGTTCGCCGGCCGCCTCCTTCACGCTCAAGAGCCTGTTTTTATTGGTGTTGGGCCGTTTCATTAGGACAGTTCAGTACTATTGTGTACTTGTTAGGACTTCTCCGACACATCCAACTGAGAGAATTCTTACACTTAGCCGGAATTTTCGGTACCCACTCGCTGCCGCCCAATGTCAGCTTTTCCGTGTCAAGCTCGTATAATCGGTCGAGCGTACTGATTCCCGGGTTCCTGGGCTTCGGCGCGCCGCCCGCCCCCCGCTGACAAGAAACCGCATGACCCATGCGACTGGACGCCGCTCCCCGGCAGAGGAGCGATCCGCGATGGCCTTGCCGGCTCCCCTCCCGCGCCATCGGTTGGCGCCCGCCGGGCAGCAGGAACGGCCCTGGACCACAGGGCAACTGCTCGCCCTGGCGTGGCGCCGCTGCCCGGACTGCGGCGGGGAGGGCCGGGCCGGCGCGGTAGCCTGTGACTGCGTCTGGGATGCGGTATTCCGGCAGGTCTACCGGCGATACCGGGACTGCCAACAATTTGACCCTCGCGGCTGGCACCGCAAGAACGAAGAGTTCATGGCGGACTTTGAGGTTGTCGCCCGCAGGGCCACGGGCGAGTTGTGGCCTCTTTTCCAACGGCACTTCTGCCAGGGCCGGCCTATCCAGCAGCCGGTGATCGAACGGAAGATGATCCTAGCCGCGGGCCGCGCGTTTCGAAATACTCAGCCCTACCCGCTGTTCCCCGTCGGTGACTATTTTGCGGGGGGAAACTGACGGTGCTGTGGGTCCATACCGCCCCTGATGGATTCTCCGTGGTCGCCGCCGCGGAGCGGCGAGCGGTGCTGGCCGATGTCACGGCCGCTGTATTGACTGGCGAAAACCGCCAGGTCATACTGCTCCGCTACAAACGGGACCTCACGTTCCGTCAGATCGCGATGGTATTGGACAGCACCGAAGACGCAGTCGCGCAAATGCACGGCCGGGCCCTGGAAAAGCTGCGCTCCGCACTCGCAGCGCTGCGGATTACATCCAGGAAACATATCTGATGCCCACCCCAGCTCCCCAACCGGAAAGTCTGCGGCGGGAGGAGCTGTTGGAGTTATGGAAATCTCTGCCCATTGGTGAGCAGAAGCGGCTCCTGGAGCTATTCGCACAAGGGATTGGAGTGCCCAAGCCGGTATTGAAGAAATAGGGAGGAACATGCGACTCGACGAATGGACGAAGCGCCAGCCGAAGGTGATCGGCAAAGATTATCTCGGCAATCAGATCGAAGGGGGTTACCAAGGCGACAAGCCCGGTGAGATCGTGATGGAACCCTCGGTCCAGATGTGGGATATGCGGCCGCGCTTCCATCCACTGAGCTTCGCGGCCGGACTGATCGAGCAGTTGCGCCGCGATACGGGCCTGCAGGTCGACGATCCCGTGGAGCTCAAGACGTACGTCCCCTCCGCCGGCGGGTTCGTGCCCGTATACCGCACGCCGAATGACCCGCTCTTCCGGAAGTTCTACGTGGTGTACGTTCCGCGGGGCGTCTTCGATGTCCCGATGTATGAAATCGGGCAGTTGTTCGCGATCGCGTCCCAGGCGGGCGTTGGCCTCCCCGGCCGCTGGAGCGTGGATCCGGGCGTGGCCAGCGAATCCAACCCGGCCGGGCTCGTCTTCACTCCGCAGAAGGGTCCGGAGGCACCGTCGATCCAAACGGTCGAGCAGCGGCTGGCCGAGATCGAGCGGCGGCTGGCGATCTCCTAGGAGAGTCGTGATGGATACTCAGACCGTGATCAACCTCATCTGCCTGGCGTTCGGGGTGGGCGGTGGTCTCAGCTCCCTGGTGATCAAGGCTTCGATCGCGGCTGAAATCCAGAAGAGCCGGCGGGAGGACCGCGAGAAGGTCCAGGAGTGGGTGGAGAGAAACTTCCTACGCAAGCCGGTGTAAATCTCGGGCTTCGCGCCGCCGCGAAGTGCCTCGGCGTTTCTCACGTGGCCCTCAAGAAGGCTGCGGACGCGGGCCGCGTCGATCGTAACCCGGACGGAACGTTCGACGTCGAGCGGGTCCGTCGGCAGCTCACAGCGAACTCCCACCCGGCGAAGCAGCGTGCGGGCCGTTCGCAGCGCAAGGCGCCTGATGCGGAACCCGAAGCCGGAAAGCTCAGCTACAACGAGCTGTTGTGCGAGCGGGAGCGCGTGCGGCTCGAAAAAGACAAGTTGGACCTTGCCAAGCGCAAGGGTGCGCTGGTAGAAAAAGATGCCGTGAACGCCTGGGTGGCCGGGATGATTCTGCAGGCCCGCGACACGTTGTTGCAGATGGGGCCCACCTTGCGGGACAAGCTGGCGAAGGTCGAGGATCCGGTTGAGGTGGAGGCGTTGATCATGGACCAGGTGCAGCGGGCGTTGAGGAAACTTGCAGCCTTCGAAAACTGAGACCGGCGCCGACCTGGCGCCCTGCTTCGACGGTTGGAGAACTCTATGGCTGCCGCCAGAGCGGCTGCCTTTGTCCCGCTGGGCGGAGCAAAATATAACGCTCTCCCGCGAGTACGCCCGGCAGGCGGACCAGTTGAGGTTGTTCGGCTGGCAGAGGGAAATCTTCGACAGCTTTACAGACCCTCGGGTTTCGGAAATCGTGCTGATGTGCGGTACGCAGATGGTGAAAACGCTGTTCATTCAGGCCGCGATCGCATATGCGATCGCCGAGCAGCCCGGCCCGATTCTGGTGCTGCAGCCGAGCGAGGGTGACGCGAAAGCCTTCTCGAAAGAGCGGCTGACCCCGATGCTGCGGGACTGCGAGGTTTTACACGGCAAGGTCGCGCGGGCCAAAAGCCGCGATTCGGCCAACACCATCCAGGAAAAGTGGTTCCCAGGCGGCATGCTGGCCGTTGACGGGGCCATTTCGCCAGCCAACGTGGCCCGGCGATCGATCCGGTACTTTTTCGCGGACGAAGTCGACAAGTACGGCGTCAGCGCCGGCGTCGAGGGCGATGTCATCGCTCTCGGCGATGAACGTGTCGCCACCTATGAGTCTCTCGGGAAGAAGATCCGGACCTGCTCACCCACGATCGCAGGACGGAGCCGGATCGGCCGTTTATACGCCGCCACAGACCGCCGCAAACCCTGGGTGGCGTGCCCCGGCTGCGCGGCTTATCAGGTGCTGGTCTGGAGCCAGGTGGTGTTTGACCCGGTCGGCTACCGCTGCGCGCACTGCGGTGACTTATGGGGGGATATCGAGCGGTGGGCGGCCTGCGACAAGGGTGTCGAATGGCGGGCGGAAGCCCCCTTTTCCGGCCGCGCCGGGTTCTGGATCTCGCATCTGTACTCGCCCTGGAAAACGCTGGCGGCCATGGTCGAAAAATATCAGGCTTCCCACCGGGATCCGCAGGCCTACAAGGTCTTCGTGAATACCACGCTGGCCGAACTCTGGGAAGAGCAAGGCGAGACGCCGGACTATGAGCTGCTCCTCGCCCGGCGTGAGGATTACCCGGCCAATGAAGAGGCCGTCGTCCCGGAGCGGGGGCTATTCCTGACCGCCGCGGTGGACGTACAAGAGTCGCCGCCGCGCCTCGAATATGAAGTGGTCGCCTGGGGCCGCGACCGGGAAAACTGGTCGCTCGCCTACGGCACCATCCAGGCGCTGGCTTCAAACGGCCAACCGCTTCCGGTGAGTAGTCCGGAGGTCTGGGCGGAACTCGATCGCCAGGTACTGCAGCGGACGTTCCCACACGCTCTAGGCGGGGAGCTGCCGGTGATGGTCATGGCGATCGACACGGGGATGCGGCCCCAGCCGGTCTACAGTTTTGCGCGCCGGCACGCCCGCCCGGCGTATTCCGCGAGCGGCATCAGGATCGTGGCGCCACGAACCGTGGTTCCGGTAAAGGGCAATGAGGATCCGCTGCGAATTATAAGTAAGATTTCGCGCGAGGACGCCTCGCGCAAGCGGCAAAACATCCGCATCGTTTCGATTGGAACGCACGCGGCCAAGCAGGAGATTTACGACGCCCTGCGCGAGATCGTACCCAGTGCGGACGGCAGCCCGGTCCCGCGCTGCCACCACTTCCCCGCGTACGGGAAAGAGTACTTCGAAGGGCTGTGCGCGGAAATCCGCCTGGTCAAGGAAAACGGGCGAATCGAGTGGCGCAAGAAGCCGAACGTCCGTAATGAGCCGCTCGACCTGAAAGTTTACAACCGCGCCGCAGCGTCGATGTTCGGCATCGACCGGTTCGGCAAGAAGCAGTGGGCTGCGCTCGAACGCATGGTGGCCCCCAGCCGGGCGATCAGTATGCCGGAGCCAGCGGCGGAGGCCCAGCCAGCCAGCCCTGCTGCAGCGCCGCCGCCACCGCCGGTCAAACGGCGGAAGCCGCGAACGTTCGTTCCTTCGTACCTGCTCTGACTATATGGCGTATACCAACGACGACCTGGCGGCGCTTGAGCGCGGCCTCTCCTCGCCCGAGCTGCGGGTGACGTTCACCGACGGCCGCTCGATCGAGTACCGCTCGATCGGGGAGTTGCGGGAAGCCATTGCGGAGGTGAAGGCCTCGCTGGCGTCCGCCGGATCCGGCAAGCGGCGGGTCCGTCGCGTCGTGGTCAGCATGGAGCCAGGGTTTTGAAAATCGTGCAGCAGCTGCGCCGCCGGTTGGGCGGGGCCCTTGGTGTGCTCCGCGGGCGGGCGCTGGCGCTCGACTATAAGGCCGCGTCCTCCATGGGCCGCCGATTGCAGTCATGGCAGCCCAGCGGATCGGGGCCCAATGCAAGTTTGTTCGGCAGCCTGGATCTCCTGCGCCGGAGATCCAGGTGGCTGGCTCGCCAAAACGCGTATGCCAGCGCTGCGCTGGAGCGATTTGTCAGTTCCACCGTCGGAACGGGCATCGTTCCGATGTCGCAGCATCCCGATCCCGAAACCCGCCAGCGGATCCAGGCTGCATTCCTGGCGTGGACGGACGAGTGCGACGCCGACGGCGTCTGCGACTTCTACGGGCTGCAGAGTCTAGTCTGCCTGAGCGAGCGTCGCGACGGCGAGGTGTTCACCCGGTTCCGTCCGCGGCGTCCGCAGGACGGGCTAGTGGTGCCGTTGCAGCTTCAGGTAATCGAGAGTGACTTCGTCCCGCTGGCCGACGAAAGCGGAGACGAAACGGTGCGCGGGGGAATCGTATTCGACGCCATCGGCCGGCGCCGGGCATACCGGATGTACCGCAGCCACCCAGGCGAGCGGTTCGCCCTCGACGGGGCCGCGGTCATGACGGTTCCGGCCAGCGAAGTCCTGCACACCTACCGGGTGAAGCGCCCGGGACAGCTCCGGGGTGAGCCGTGGCTTACGCCGGCGATCGTCACGCTCTATGAGCTCGATCAGTACGTCGAAGCCGCATTGCTGCGGGCCAAGCTCGCCAACCTGCTCGCATTCTTCATCAAGCGTTTGAACGACGAGGATAACCCGACGCTCAATGAGGAAGATCAGGGTGACGGCACGGGGCTGGCGGATGTCGCCCCCGGCTCGGTGAACTATCTGGATCTCAACGAGGACGTAGTGGTCCACCAACCGGTGGCGCCAGGTACGGACTTCAAGCAGTTCCTGCGCAGCATGCTGCGTTCGGTGGCGGCGTCCCTGGGCGGACTGACCTACGAGCAACTGGCTGGTGACTTGGAGGGCGTGAATTACAGCTCCATCCGCGCCGGCCTGCTCGATGTCCGCCGCTGGTGCGAGGCCTACCAGCACCAGGTACTCGTATTCCAGTGGTGTCGGCCGATCTGGGATCGCTGGATGGAGACAGCCGTTTTGGCGGGTTTGTTCAGCGCGAGGGACTATCGGGAGCATCCCGAGTGGTTTACCGCCGTTTGGCATCCCCACCGCTGGCCATGGGTGGATCCGCAAAAGGATCTCGAAGAGGCGGTCGGCAAGATCCGAGCCGGACTTTCCACGCGCTCCGCTGAGTGCGCCAAGCTCGGCGAAGACAGCCGCCAGGTGGATGCCGAACAGGCCGACGATAACCAGCGCGGAGATGGGCTTGGCCTGCGGTACGACTCCGATGGCCGGAACCCACGCTCCGGATCCACGAGCGCGGCCGCCCGCGGGCTCGAAAACGAACCACCCAGCAAAGGAATCGACGAATGAAGCAACGACGGCCCGCCGGGCTCGATTACCATGCCGACGTTCATAAACGCTGTCGCGGCCCGCTGATGGTCAACCTGGCGGCGCTGGGGGCGAATCCGGCTCAAGAACGGAAGCCCTACCAGGTGGTGGACCGCATCGCTCTGGTGGAAATCACCGGGCTGCTGACCAACGATCCCTATTGGTCGGACGAGACCGGGTACCAGGAGATCCGGGTTGAAGTCGGCCTGGCGGCTGCCGATCCGGACGTCGACGGCATTTTGCTGGTTGTGAACTCGCCCGGTGGGTACACCGACCACTGCTTCGAGACGGCCGCCGCGATTGCCGAGGCGGGCAAGCAAAAGCCGGTATGGGCTGTGGCGGCCAATATGGCTTACAGCGCCGCCTATGCCCTGACCAGCCAGGCCTCGCGGATCTATGCGGCGCCGTTCACCGGAGGAGTCGGATCGATTGGCGTCTACGCCGCGCATTGGGAGTACAGCCGGATGCTCGACAAGGCGGGCATTCAGGTGACCACGATCGCGGCGGGCGAAGGCAAGACGGATGGCAACCCGTACGAACCACTGAGCGAGCGTGCACGGAAGGACATGGAGGCCGAAATCGGCCGGCTGTACGGCGTCTTCACGGCGACCGTGGCGCGTGGGCGCGGCATGCCCGAATCGCAAGTCCGCAAGCTCGGGGCGTACCTGTACGAAGGCGCCCCGGCGGCCATAGCGGCGGGACTCGCGGACGCACCCGGAACGGTGGAGCGAGCGCTGGCCGAACTGGCCGCGCACATCGTCGGGAAAAAGAACAAGTTTCGAGTTTCAGGAGCTGCGGCCGCGGCCTCAGCCCAAACCACAAAGGAGGTATCGACGATGGTCGAAACCAATCAGCCGGCGGCCGGGATTCCCGCTCCGCCGGATTTGCTGGCGCAAGGGCGGCAGGAAGGCCGTGACCAGGCGCTGGCCGACGTGCAGGAGATCGCAGTGCTGTGCCAGATTGCGGGCGCCGAGGATCAATTGCCCGGTTTCCTCGCGGCCGGTAAGACCCCCGCCGAGGTGCGCGCCGCGCTTCTGCAGCGCCGCGCCGCGGCCGCCGACATGCACGGCGTCGACAACAAGACTATGCCGCAGACCAGCGCGGCCCAATCCGGCTCGCTGCGCGAGCGCATGATTCAAAAGCACAAGCAGGAGGCTCGTTAACATGGCCGCATACACGGAAGGGAAAGTCCCCGGCGATTGGCTGAAGGGCGAACAGCGCGATCCCCGCGACTACTCGCGCGAGGCAATCGTCATTTTGGCCGGCAGCGGCGCGGAGCGCCGGCTGACCTCCGGCATGGTGCTGGGCAAGGTCACCAAGGGTACGGCCACTGCGGCCGCTGTCTCCGGCAATACCGGCAACGGGACGATGGGCCCGGTCACGGTCGGGGCCGCCGCCAAGGCCGGCGTATACCGGCTGACCTGTATTGAACCGGCCCCCAACGCCGGCAAGTTCCTGCTGGAGGATCCGGAAGGCATTGTGGTCGGCACGGTCACGGTCGCGGTGGCATTTTCGGGTGGTGGTCTCAGCTTCACCTTGGCGGACGGCTCCACGGACTTCGCCTCGGGTGACGCCTTCACCGTCACGGTGGCCGCCGGCTCGGGCAAGTTCGTGCAGATCGACAAGACCGGCACCGATGGCCGCGAGGACGCGGCGGGCCTGCTGTATCTGGACGCCTCGGCGCCGGATGGGGAAGACGGCAAGGGCGTGGCGATCGTCCGCAACGCGGTGGTCAGCGCCAACGGTATCACCTGGCCCAGCGACTTCGACTCGAACGATAAGGCCGCGGCGGTCCAGCAACTGGCTGCCCTCGGGATCCTCGTGGCGGCGTAAGCCGGAAAGGACACAAGATGCTCGATATTTTCAACGACAACTCTTTCAGCAACCTGGAGCTGAGCGCCGCCATCCAGGTGGTGCCGAACAACTACGGCATTCTGCAGCGGATGAATGCCTTCCCGGACAAGCCCGTGCGCACCCGCTCGATTGTCATCGAGCGTAAGGACGGCCAACTGAATCTGCTGCCCACCCAGCCCGTGGGCGGCCCTGCCACGCAGGGCACATCCTCCAAGCGCGTGTTGCGGAACTTCACCATCCCGCACATTCCCTACGAGGATGTGATCCTCGCGGCCGACGTGCAAGGCATCCGGGCCTTCGGCAGTGACACCCAGCTCGCCGCGGTGCAGGACCTGGTGCTCGAAAAGCTCACCGCTGCCGCGAACAAGCACTACATCACCCGGGAGTTCCACAAGTGGGGCGCGCTCCGCGGCACGGTGCTGGACGCGGACGGCAGCGTCATTCTGGATCTTTTCGATGAGTTCGGGGTCACCGAAAAGGTGATCGATTTCGCGTTCTCCAGCGCCGGCACGGATGTTGCGGCGAAGGTCCGGGAAATCAAGCAGTACGTCGAGGAGCAAGCCATGGGCCTGATGTACGACGGGATTCACGTGTTCTGCTCGCCCGAGTTCTTCAATGCCCTGGTCGGCCATCAGAAGGTCGAGAAGTTCTATACGGCCTTCAACAACGGAACCCTGCTCAATCAGGACCAGCGCTCCGGCTTCCCCTTCCAGGGTGTGATGTTCGAACAGATCTCCGCTTCGGCCACCGACGCGGCGGGCACCGTGCGGAAATTCGTGCCGGCCAACACCGCCCGGGTTTTCTTGAAGGGCGCGCCGGGCCTGTACGCCACGTATAACGCCCCGGCCGACTTCATCGAGACGGTGAACACTCCGGGCCAGGTTTTGTACGCCAGCCAGGAGGTCATGAAGCACAATCGCGGCGTCGAGATTCATACGCAGTCGAATCCGCTGCCGCTGTGCACGCGTCCGGAGCTGCTGGTGAAACTGACCATGTCCTAGCGGCGCCCCAATGACCATGCTGCCCAAACTCTTCCTGGTGCTGCTGGCGGGCCTGTCGCTTCTTGCGCAGGCCCCCCTGCGCTGGACCTACACGGCCGGCTACACCGTCACCGGTACGGCGGCGAAGCTGACCCTGCAGACGCCGTCCACCGGGCTCACGCGGACCGTCCGTCCGCAGACCGCCTCGGTGGTTTGCGCTGCGGCCTGCACCATCACGCTGAGCCGTAACGGCACTGTGGCGACGGCCACGGCCGGAACGGCGCTCAAGAACCGCACCGCCGCACCCAACGCGCAAACTCAGGTGTTCACCGCGTCGGACTCCAGCGGCGGGACCAGCTACCCGAGCTACCCAATGCCGGCGGGCGGCTCCGTCGTTTTGGACCTCAACGACATGGAACTGCTGGCCAACGAGCGGCTGACAATTGCGGTCGCAGGTAGCTCCCAGGACATCACAGTCCTCGCCAAATGGGAGGAATACTGATGCCGGTCGATTTCGCCCGGCATTCCGGGGCCTTCCTCCGGCATTTCGGTACACCACTGACCCTCTGGCCCGGACAACCGGGCGAGGTGGACATCCAAGCGGTGCTATACCGTTCGGCCCGTGGTGAGATCCGGTCTCCCGGAGACGCCGAGCGGGCATTGGTGTTTCTCACGGACTTGCCGGACGGTTTGCCCGCCGCCAACGACATGGCCGCGGTCGGCTCCCAACGCTACGCGATTATCAGCGTCACCGACCAAGGCGATGGAAGCGCAGCACTCCTGCTGCGCAAAAAGAACTAAGGGGAACAATCATGAATCAACTCCACAACCGGTGCCTGGCGATCCTGCTGGCAGTGGCGATCGCGCTGGCCGCGCCTCTGTCCGGAGCCATCCAGTACAGCACCGCGGTCCGTAACGCGCAGCTGGACGCGCTCGAAACCACCATCGGCACGTCGCCGGTCCTCAAGATTTTCGACGGGACCAAGCCTGCCAATTGCGCGGCGGCGGACGCCGGTACCGTGCTGGTGACAATGACCCTGCCGTCGGACTGGATGGACGCGGCGTCGAGCGGCAGCAAGAGTAAGCTCGGGACCTGGTCGGGAACGGTGAGTGATGCCGGCACCGCCCAGTATTTCAGGATCTACGCCACGGGCGGCTCTACGTGCCATATCCAGGGCTCGGTGACGGGTTCCGGGTCCGGCGCCGGTGATGTTGGTGCCGGCGGATCTGGGGATGTAGCGCAAGGCGCAGACGTCGCCGCGGGCGAAGGCGCCGTGGCGGAGGGCGATGCCACCCAGGACCCGGATGCGGTTGTGGGTACGGCCGGCGATGGAACAGCGATCGCGGTCTCCGGTACTTTGCTGGCGCACTTCAGCGCAGCATGGCCCCGGGCGGCGTCCTGCACCGCCCTGTCGGCACCGGGTGCGGTGTGGCGTATGGCGGCGCCGGTCGCTCAATTTAGCCTGATCGAGAACTAAACCATGAAACTGCTGCTCGAAATGACGCGGCTGCGCACCGCGTTGTGGCGGGTGGCGGTCACCGCGGCGGGGGCCCCCCTGGATGTGTCGGGAGGGACCTTCACCTTTGCGGCGAAAACGACCATCGCCGGCAGCCCGCTGTTTTCGAAGACCTCCGGGGCCGGTATCACGGTTGAGGACGGGCCTGGAGGTATCCTCCTGGTCGAAGTCGGCCCCGACGATACCGAGGGCCTGGCGAATAGTACCACGGTTCTGCAATGCGAACTGACGGGGGCTTTCGGCGGCCAGGTCTACTCGCTCGCGCGCGGGCGGCTGACCGTATTCCCGAACATCGCCTGACATATGCAAAACCCGGATCTGCTGGTGGATGCCCTCGTTGATCGCCTGCGCGGAATGCCCGAGGTGCTCGATCTGGTGCATGGCGATCCCGACCTGATCGAAGTCTACGGGGACGACGCCGACAGCGCCTTTGCCGCGGTCTATGAGGGTGGCGCGAACCGCATCCTGGCGGTGCTGACTGCAGTGGAAAGCGATGAGCGATCGCGCTGGGTGTACACCGTCACGCTGTACCTGCGCGTGGCGGGACACCGGCTGGGCGGGGCATTCGTCGCCATTTGCGGGACCCCAGTGCCGGGCGCGGGCACGACATTCGCGAATGCGGACCCGCATCCCGATTTTGTGTGGGCCGCCGCACCCACCTTCGAGCGCCAGCTCGACGAAGACGGCATCGAGTACCCGGTGATCGTGATGCGTTTTACGGACGCCACGGCCGGTTAAAGGAGACCCACAATGCAGCATCTGAAGGACTACGTATGGATGCGGCTGGGTGACGGACCCGTCATCCAGGTGCCCGCCACCACCGAAGCCTTGACCGAGAAACTGGCAGCCGGATACATCCAGGTTGATCAACCGGCGGAGAGCGCCGGGGAGGAGCAGCACTAATGTCCGCGAATATCCGCGAAATTATTTCGGCCTTGGCCTTCCGCAAACAGGCCAACATCTCGACGTTGCCCGGCGCTGCCAACTTCTTCACGCTGAGCCGGACGAACGACTCGACCGCGGAAATCAACCCCGGCACCGAGGACGATGCGCTCGACCTGGGCAAGGGCAACGAGTGGGCCAACAACGTCTTCCCGCTGGCGGTGGACGTGAACGTGCCCTACGAGAAGTACGCGTCGAGCGAGATCTTCGCCTACCTCGGGGTCTTCGGTCTGGGCAGCTTCGCCAAGACCACGCCCGACACCGGCGTGATCCGCTACACCTGTGTCCCGCTGAACCCGGTGACCCAGGGCATCGAGCTGCCGTATACCGCCTACGTCGAGGCGGTGCGCCAGGGCGGGAGCGCGGTCATGGATCGCGCCGCCATCGGCTGCGTAGTGCAGGATTGGGGTTTCGAGCTCAACTCCGGGACTGGCCGGCAAAACGCCAAGGTCAGCTTCAATCTGGTCGGATGCGGCCTGGTCGCCCAGCCGTCCGGCGTGACCATCCCAGCGGCATTCGTGGAGCATGGGCTGAACGCCGGCTCCGCGGCAATCACCATCCTCGGCCAGAACTACATCACGCTCAAGCGGTTTGTGAATCTGCGGTTCAATTGGGCGAACAACATCCGTCTGGAGCAGGGCTTGTTCCCCGGCTCCGGGCTGGATGACAACGGCTTCCAGTACCGTGGCCGGCTGGAGAACGGCGATCGCAGCGTCAGCATGGAGTTCCAGGTGCGCCTCGCGAACGGCTCCACCGAAGCGGCCAATCTGCTGGCCCAAACCGAGGGCACGGCGGTGATCTCGCTGACCGGCGCCGAAATCGGCTCCACGGGCATTCATCACAGCATGACGCTGACCCTGCACCGTGTGCGCGTCAGTGCGGCGGTGGTGGGCAACGACAACGGCCTGCTGACCATCAACGTCACTCTGCGCGTGCTCTACCACGCCACCAACGGTCTGCTGACGCTGGTGGTGGATACCGAGCAGGACAACATCGGCGCGGCGGCCGCGTAAATGGCGGCCCCGCTGATCGGCAGCCGCGGCCGGCGCGTCAGGATCTACGTCAAGAAACAGATCGTGGTCAGCCACCTCAACCTGAGCCAGCGCCAGATGCTGGCGATCGGGAACGTAGGCCTGGCCGCCCGCAAGGAAGAGATCGCGCGCGGACTCAACGCAAAGGGGGCTCCGGCCAAGCCCCTTAGTAAGGGCTATGCGATCCGCAAGAGCAAGCTCTCGAAATGGTTTCAGGGCGCGGGCAGGAACAAGCGCGACCTGCGGCTCACGGGCGCCATGCTGCGTGAATGGACGGTCCGCACCGTATCGACCAACGAGGCCCGCGCCGGATGGTCTACCCTGCGGAACCGCACGAAAGCGGCGGTCAACAACGCCATCGAGGAGTTTGTCGCCTGGTCTCCAGAGAACCAGAAGCGGGTGATGTCGGCGGCGAACCAGGTTGTGAACGAGGTCAGCAAACGCATCGTTTTGGAGAAGACGCTGAATGATTGAACAGAAGATCGACCTGCACTTGCTGAGTGGCCAGGTGCTCGAAGCCAGGTTCCCCACCGACGAGGAGTGGATCCGGCGGAACCGGATCCGCCGTCTGATCCAGCGGACGGTGAAGGGAGAAACCTCTTACGAAGTGGAGCAATCCGAGGCGGCCGACCTCGAACTGTTCCGGGCGATCACCGGCGACGAGTCGTTCAACGACGTGGATGAAGCCGTCCTGGTTGTGGAGAAGCTCGCCGCCGTGGAGGTCGCCGCGATCGAGCGTGCCGGCGAAGATTACATGCTCGAACTGGAGACGTTCCTGGGGGCGCGCGAGCTGCGGTTGCGGCGGCCTACGGCGGCTCATGTCCGCCGCTTCCGCGGCTTTGTGACTCCGGTGGATCTGTCGCACGGCCGGACCTGGCTGAAGACCGACCTCACTTTGGGTGCCCAGATCTGCGACGAACTGGCCGGCGGAGCGACTCCAGTGCCCATTCTGGTGAAGGTCAGCGCCGTGTCGGCGGTCATCGCCGAAGTGCAGCGGCCATTAGAGCCCTGCGTGCGCCCTTAGACGGGGACCCTCCGCGCAACTTTCGATGGTTCGCCCGGTTGCTCTGGTCCCCGGAAGAACGCTGTCTGCGGCGGCCTCAATCCGCCTGCCCGGAGTGCAGGCCGGGCCAGGCGGTGTGTGACGGCTGCCCACTCCCGGATTTCGAAGCGATGCAGCGCGGGCACTTCGGCCAACTGGCCGACGCGGCCGCGGAATGGCGGTCGATGATCGCCGACGGCCTGCATATCTGTCCGCAGGACATTCCCGCTGAAGAGTATTACGCGCTGCGCGTGATGCGCGAAGAAGAACCACAACCCAAAGATCCCCATGGCCAACAATCTGCAATTGGTGGTGACGCTCGACAACCGTCCCGCCAACCAGGCCATCGGCGACCTTAACAAGCAGCTCGGCGGGATCGATCAGGCGGCCATTCGCGGTTCGCAGGCCGCGTCGAAGGCCCTTGAAGGCGTGGACCGCAGCGCGGTACGCGTGGCGGCGTCGGTACGGCAGTCGTTCGCGGGGCTGGGCGCGGCGCTGGGCGTCACCGGGTTGGGGGCGCTGGCGAAGTCGGTGTTCGACCTGAGCGCCGGCTTCGAACGCTCCCGGGTCGGTCTGCGCGCTTTCGTCGGGGATGCGAAGACGGCCGATGCGCTGTTCAAGGACATCCAGAAGTTCGCCGAGTCCTCGCCCTTTGAGTTCAAGGACCTACTTCAGGGCGGCCAGCGGCTGCTGGCGTTTAACACCGCGGCGGAGGATGTCGTGCCTACGCTCAAGGCGGCCTCGGCCGCCATCGGTGCGATCGGTGGGGGGATGGATAATTTCTTCCTAATCATCAAAGCACTGGGAGATATCCGGAACCGTGGGAAGGTGACTGGCGAAGAGATCCGGCAGTTGGCCAACCAGGGAGTCCCAGCGATCGAGATGCTCGCCAAAGGGTTTGGCGTCACGACGCGGGAAATCGTGAAGAGTGTCGAGCAGGGTATTGTTCCGGCCGACGCTGCCATCCGAGTTCTGGTGCGCGGGATGACGGAGAAGTTCGGCGTTTTCGACGATGCGGTCAGCAAGACAGCCAGCGCCGCGCTATCGAACTTCAAGGACGCGGTACAGCGCCTGGCCGACGATCTGGGCCGCGCTGGTCTGCCGGCAATCACGAAGGGCATCAATGACCTGCGTGCCAAGCTCGACGACATCGTCGCGCGGGCGGCGGAATACAAAGCACAGTTCGCGAGCCTGGCGGTGACGCTCGGAGAAATCGGTCTGGCTATTGTCACTTACCGCGTGATCGCAGGGTTGCAGGGCATCGCGACGGCGTTGACCGCCATTCGCGCCGCCAGCGTTGGGAATGTGTGGGGTCTGATCGCGGCCGGGCTCGCGCTGGTGACCGTCGAAACCATCCGTGCCAACAAAGCACTCCGGGACCTGAAATCCGCCGAACTGGACGACGGCATCGTGCGTGGCTTGCTCCGGGATGGCAAAACCGTCCAGGAGATCGAGGCCCTCGCCCGGCAGGCGGGATTGACCGCCGATCGCATCCAGGATGCCTTGCAGCGGATCAACGGGAGAGGCGCACAGTCCGACTTCAGTGGGGCCTCCGAGCGGCTGCGAAAACAGTTCGGCCTGGAGATCGTGGGCGAGGCCGCGAAGAAGGCCGCCCCGGAGATTGAGCAGTTCGACACCAGCCTGCGTGACGCCGAGGAGGCCGCCAGGCGGGCGGCGGATGCCAATAAGCGCTCGGCTGACATCCTGGATCGCGCGCGGCGCGGCGAGCTGACGGGCGTCGCCCGCATTGTCGAGGAATACCGCCAGTACCGGGAGGAACTGGGGATCACCGCCGAGGCCCGCCGCAATCTGGCGGAAGCGCAACTGATCAGCATTCGCAAGGAGGCTGCCGCACAGCAGCGCAAGGGCGTCGAGGAGACGCTCAAGGCGGCCGAGGAGGAGCGCAAGATCCAGATGGACGCCCGCGATGCGACATTCCGGGCGGAGCGGCAGATGGCCGGGGAGATTCTCAACCAGCGCATCGAGAATTCCAGAGCTGAGCTGGGGCTGCAGGAGATCACGCTGGCCGCACGGCGCGACCGCGAACTACGGGCGCTCGAAGGCCTCAACGCCGTCACCATCGACCAGAAGGTGGGCGTCGAACAGCAGAAGGCCTCGATTGAGGAGCGCTACTTGCGCGACAGCCTGGCGCTCAAGCGCACCTTGCTGGATGCCGATCTGGCGATCGAGCTCGCCAAGGCCGGAGAGAACGCGGATCTGCGGCTGGCGATCGAGCAGAAATACTCGATCGCGCGGCGGTCGCTCGAAATGCAGACGGACGCGGAGATCGCCGCGGCGCGCGAAAACGCGGCCAACCAGAGCACGCGGCTGGTGCTCGAACAGAACCAGCAGGTCTTTGACCGTTTCAAGCGCCAGGCGGAGGGCGTGTTCGATGCGCTGGTGCGGACCTCGACGCGCGGGTGGCGGGCGATTGGCGACGCGCTGCGCACGGCGCTGCTGACGGCGCTCAAGGACGTGGTGACCTCGCGTGTCGCGCAGATGCTGTTTCAGGCGGCCGGTGGGCAGGTAACGCTGGCTCCGGGTGTGGGCGGCGGCCGGGGCGGGATGCTGGGCGGATTGGCCGGGCTGTTAGGACTGGGAGGGATCCCGGTCTTCGGCGCTCCCGGTGCGCCGGGCGGAACTCCCGGATTTGCTGGGCCGGTGAACTTGGCCAATACGGCCGCCACGGCTGCGGCCAACACCGGAGCTGCGGCGCAAGCCAAGGGCGTTGGCCTGCTGGCCAGCCTCACGGGCATGGGCGCTCAGTTCAAGGGACTGTTGACCCAATTGGGCAACCTGGGCGCGGGAACCGGCCACATGGCCCGGGGGATCACGGGAATGAAGGGCGGCGGACTGCTAGCGGGTGGGGGTGTCCTGGTCATGGACGGCCTCCGGCGCGGCGGCTGGCTGGGGCTGGCGGAAACCGCGGCGGGCGGCGCGATGATCGGGGCCAAGTTCGGCGGTCCACTGGGCGCGGTGATCGGTGCCGCGGCCGGCGGCGTGGCTGGGCTGTTCCGCATGCTGAAGAGCTCGGCCGAGGAGAAGATCGTCAAGAAGGTCCGGGAGATGTACGGCATCGATATCGAGCGCCGGTTCGCGAAGGACCATCTGTTGCCCATCATCAAGAACCAGTTCGGCGGCAATGTCGACCTCGGGCTGCGGTCGCCCGCGGTGCGCGACTTGCTGGAGCTGTACCAGATGTCGCGGGGCCGCGACGCGCAGGGGATCGTCACGCGGGCCACCGCCAGCGTCTTCGCGAGCCGCGGCGGGGCCTTCGAACAGCTGCCGACGTTCCAGAACGGCGCCCCGGTGCTGGCCGGCGGCGGAAGTGTCCAGAACATCACCGTGCAGTTGGACGCGAAATCGAGCGCGGCCTTCCTCGAAGGCCGGGCCGTGCAGGCGCTGGCGGAGAACCCGCGGGTGGTCTCGCGGGCATCGGACCGGGGCCAGGTGGAGCGCGCCAGCCGGGATGGCCTGGCGGCCTCGCTCGCGCCGTCGTTTGTCGTGTAGGGAGGGACGTATGGCTTGGGGATGGTTGAAGAAGACGGGCAAGGTGGCGGCGGCCACTGGCAAGATCGCGGGGCAGGTGGGCATGCGCTATGCCGAGACGCGGTATCCCTTCCTGGGGGATCTGCTCAACCTGGTCGCCGAGGGCGTGGACCACGCGGAGATGGCTCCGGGCCTCACTGGAGCCGAGCGGAAGGAGCAGGTGATGGGCCGGATCGACGTGGCCGGCGAGGCGCTGCTCGCGCGCATTCATCAAGCGGGTCTGGCGGTGGCCGACCAGCAGGGTTTTTTTGAAGGGGCGAGCGCACTGGTGGACGCCGTGCACCGCATCCGCAAATCCGTGTCCCCGGCTGGCTTCAGCGGGAAGGTCCCGCCGGGGGCGGTGATGCACGTGCAGAATGGCCGGATCGTGGCCGTGGAGAGCCCCGAGTAACCATGCCGGCATCGGTGGCGGCGGCCAGCCCGGCCGCGGTCCTTCCCCACTTCCTGGCGATCGCCTTCGAGCGCAGCCAGGAATGGGCGGCTGAGGAGAACCTGTACCGCGACGGGAGCGTGCAGCAAAGGTCTCTGGCGGAAACCAGCCGCAAGCGCTGGGTGATCCATGCGCGGCTGACGGCGACGCAGCTGGGCGCGCTGCGGGCGTTCTACGTAGCCCGGAATGGGCCGCAGCAAGAGTTCTACTTCTACGACCCGTGGGAGACGTCCCCGGCGCTCAGCGCGGCCGGATACGACGAGAGCGGTTCGGTCACGGCCGGACGGTATGTCGTCCGGTTTGAAGGCGGCTGGCGGGAGTCGTTGCAACTGGGCCGGGGCGAGGCGCAGGTGGCGCTGGTGGAGGTCGGTTAAGAGCGGGCATGCCGGACTATCTCGGGCTGGTGCCCGTGCCCGAGGTGTCTCCCTCCGGCACTTTCCCGTTCACCCCGGAATGGCCGTTCTATACTCTGCTGGATCCCGAGGTAGTGGTGCACACCTTCGGGGCGGGGAACGCCAAACGCGAGCAGCGTTTTCTGCTGGGCCACGGGCCGCGGCGCTGGCGCCTGGACCTGACCCTCACCCACGCCCAGTGGAACACGCTGCGGGATTTCTGGGAGGATCACCAGGGGCCAGTGATCCCGTTCACTTTCCACGCCCTCAATCCGGACCAGACCACCACCAGCTACACCGCACAGTTTGAAAGCGAGCCGCTGATTGTCCAGCGCGGCCGCCAGCGCCACGCGGTCAGTGTAGCCCTCCGGGAAGTATTCACGGGCAGCGGCCCCGTATATTCGGTGAGTGCGACGCAGACGCGGTTTCCGAATGGCGCGCTGGCGAGCGCCTTGGCCGCGCAGGCGCAGACGTTGATTCCGCTGCTGAAGATCACGCCCCGGCAAGCCGGATATCCGGCCATTTACCTCAGTGACCGCCGCTGCACGGTGGGCGGACAACTCTACCTGCCGCGGCTGCTCGAACTGCCGGAGATCCGCCAAAGCGCGGTGGGCGTGCCGGGCGCAAGCGCGGAAACCGACGACGCGACATTCGTACTCGGAAACGCCGATGGCGTCATCCGCGATCTGGCCACGCATGCGGACTACGGCGTGATGCTCGACTTCGCCCGCGTCGAGTATTCGCTCTTCCATGTCGGAACCGGAATCAAGCTGGACCTGTGGGGCGGGGAAATCGCGCGCGAAGGCTGGCAGATCGACGGGCCGACGGCATATCTGCGGTGCACCGACCGCCTGGCAAATCCGTTCCTGATCTTTCCGAACCGTACGATTGACCGGGGCTGCACCGCGCCTTTCGACGTGGCCCCGCTGTGCCCGTATTCGACCGCCGGAGCGCTCGACACCACGCACTTCCCGGCGGCCAGCGGCGCGAGCTGCGACCACGGCTACGCCACTCCCAACGGGTGTCTGGCCCACGGCATGGAGCGCTACTATCGCGGCGTTCCGGTGACTCCGCAGCCGTTCCGCAGCCGGGACAACACGACCGGTTTGCGAGGCCTCGGCCGCGCGGTGTTCACCAGCTTGAGCCAGGTGAGCGACAGCATCATGGGGCGGGCTCTGCCATTCATCTTTACCGCCGAAGACCTGCCGGTGAAGGCGCTGCTGGCCACGGGCGCCGACCAGGGAGACTTTTACGAGGCGGTCGGCATCATCGGGCAGGGGCCGCTGGGCGCGCTCGGCGACCCGATGAAGCACAAGCTGGACGGCCAGCCGCAGCATGACCCGAAGTTCCCGCCGCGCGCGGTTTTGGGCGCCGAGCCTGCCGGGCCGAACGATTACCTGTCGCTCAGCTACAACGGCAACCAGGTGAATGGCGACTGGCGCAAGGCCTACGTCGGCAACTCTACCTATATCCGCAACCTGAGCGCCGGGCTGGCGTTCCTGACTATCCGCAGGACCGACGAGAAGGGCCAGCAGTTCACGCGGCTCGATGAGCACGAAATGGAGGTCATCGTGCGCGAGGGCCTCTCGGGGTGGAAATGGACGGCCCCCGGCAGCCGGTCGAGCGTCCTGCTGACCAATCCCGTCTGGGTGGCTGTGAACCTGCTGCTGTGGGGGCTGAACCTGCACACCGCCTCCGCGGCGGCGCAGGAAGAGTACTTCGACGTGGCCGCCGCGATCGCCGCGGCCGCGATCTGCGACCAGACCGTCGCCAAGCTGGTGGGCAGCGGCAGCGAACCCCAATTCACTTTCGCCGGCGTGGTTAGCGAGCAACGGCCGCTGCGGGAGTGGATCGAGGACGTCCTCAAGAACTGCCTGGGCTACTTCGTCAACCAGGCTGGCAAGCTGCGGATCGGCATCCGCAGCAATTCGAGCGCGGTGGCGGCGTTCACTTCCGGCAACCTGTTGCACCGTTCCGTACGCTTCGATCCGCCGAAGCGTGGCTTCAACCGGCTGGTGGTGAGCTTCGCCGACCGGCTGAAGGACGAAGTCACCGGCGAGACACTGTATCTGCCGAACACCGCGACGGCGTACGATGAGGACTTCGCGCTGGAACTGGGCGGCGGGACACGGGCCGAGTACTTCGAGGGGCAGACGAACCTGGCGGGCACGAACTCCATCAGCCAGGCGCAGCGGATCGCCAACATCCGGCTGCGCGAGGAGGTGGGAGGCGTCACGGCCGCCGAGCGGCTGCAACACGGCCGCGTGCGCGGCTCGACCACGGTGCTGGGGCTGGATTTCTCGGCAGGCGATGTCATCTCCGTCGCGGATCCCGAGATTCCGGGCGGCACGGCCGAGATCCGGGTCACCACCTGGCGGCTGGGGCCGGATTTCCGCGTCGACTTCGAAGGCTACACCACGCGGGACTCGATGTACGATCTGCTCGAAGGGCCGAAACCGGCAGATGTCCTGCCAGACGGCGTACCGCCGGAGGAAGAACCGTGGCCCTTCCGTCTCCAGTGGCAGCCGAACGCCGAAACACCGGTGAGCGGTGATCCGGTGCATGCCGCGGGACACAACACGTTCGCACTGCGGCAGCGGTATGAGCCGCTGTATGACGGCAGCCAGCGCGCGCTGCTGGACGTGAGCGGCGTGCAGCCTGTGAACCGCTTCGTGCCGGACAGCTACCCGCCGGTGATCCGAACGGTGACGCAGGCCTCGACGGGCGGGCACCTGCCCGGAGAACGCCGCTATTGGATCTCCGTGTGCGCCTGGAACTCCGACGGCTTCAGCCCGCCATGCCGGCTGCGCGTGCAGACCACGGCGGAAGGCACCGATACGAACCGTTTCACGCTGGCCGACATCACATGGCCCGCCGGCAGCTGGTCGGGATACGCGGTGTTTGTCGGGATCGACGATGAACGCACCGCCACCCAGCAGGCGAAGGTCACAGGGGCGTTACCCGCCTCGATTGCGATTAATGGGCCGCTCCAAGTCTCAACGGTGGGCGTCCCGTCGCCCACCACCCGGCGTGTGGTGGCGTTCGCCAAGAAGTGCATCCACTTCGGGCTGTGGGGCGAGGTGGTGACTGGCGTCGCGGCGGGAGCCGTGACGGTGGCGGCCATCGCGGGCCTCTCCGATGACTATACCGGCCGGATCCTGGCCGTAGTCGCGGACCAGAGTGACGGCTCCGCGAATCTTCTGCACTTCACCGTGACGGGCCACAATCTCACTACGGGGGAGCTGAGTCTGACGCCGGACCCGCAAGCCGCGGGGGTGGAGTTCGGAGACGTCGCCACCATCCTGCTTCAGCCGAACATCTACACCGGCGCGACCATCGGCGATGCGATGATCGCCAACGGCATTTACCCGGACGGGCTGGGGACGGAGGACCCCGAGCGCGAGGCCGGCCTGCTGATCCGCGGCATCACCCCCGGACGCCCCCACCAGTTGCGGCGCATCGTGTCTCACACCGCGACCGCCTACACCGTGGATGAGCCGTTCGACTTCGAGCCGCTGTATTTCATCGTGGAGGAGGCGGGTTGGCCGTACCGCGCGAATTCGAGCGACATCGCCAACCGCCAGCCGGACGCGCGGATCACCACCACGCTGGTGGTGGACAACCTGGTCGGCCAGCCGATGCTGGTGGGCGCCTTCCTCGAAGACCGGCGTGGCTTACTTACGCCGGAGGAACTGGCGCCGGTGCGTTTTACCTACCTATTCGGGCAGCCCGGATCGTCCATCGCGATCGACGATGGGTTCTACGATGCGCCGATCGTCGCGGACGCGGTGGCGATCGACCTGGCCAACGGGCTGAATCAGCGAATCACGCTCAACCAGGCGGACCGGATTACGATCCAGAATCCGGTGAACAGCGCGGGCCCCATCCGCGCGGGCATGTGGCTGCAGCTCTACATCGTCCAGGACGAGATCGGGCAGCGCCCGAACCCGGCTTATGGCTCGGCCTACGGCCCGGATGTCGCGGCCGAGCAGATCGACGATACGCCCGAAACCCGGACGTCTATCGGGTTAACCTACGACGGCGCCAAGTGGCGCCTGGATTATTTCCGAACAGGAGTTCCGCTATGATGCTTCGCTTGACCCTGCTGCTGGCCGCGCTGTCGGCCGGGTGCGCCGCACAGAATCACACCGTCATTACGGTACTTCCCATCACGAACCCGGCCAGCGGTGCGCCCGAGGAGACCGGGCGGATCCGGTACCGGGACCTGACCGGCAAGGCGGTGAGCCTGCGCGCGCCGGACGCGCTGGTGGCTTCCTACGATCTCCGCTGGCCGCAGGAGAACCAGACCGGCTGCGTCAAGAATACGGCCGCGATGGACGAGGGGCAGTTGGAGTTCGCCGCCTGCGCGACGTTTCCGGTGACCGACGATACGGTGGTGCTCAGCAACCTCGCGGATCCGACAAAACAGATCCGGTTCAGCGCCGCTTCCATCGGGACGGGGCAGACCCGCGTAGTGACCTTCCAGGATGCCGACCACACGGCCGCGGGCATCGACATCACGAATACATTCAGCGCGAGCCAGGTATTCAACAACACCATCAACCTGGAGTGGAAGGACACGAGCGGAACTGCGCGCAAAATGCTCTATCTGGACAGCTCCAACAATTTCCACGCCGGGCCGGAGGACGCGCCCGGTGTGGGCG